GCAAGCCTATGCGCTGTTTCTCGGCGATGTCGCTTATGTTTGGCATGCAGCGCTGCACGGCGATGCCGTGGCTGCCGACCTGGCCGCTTGCGGGTTGCAGGGTCGGGCGCAGATCGTCTGGGTTAAGCAGCACTTCACGCTGAGCCGTGGCGATTATCACTGGAAGCACGAATCCTGCTGTTACGCTGTGCGCGACGGTAAAACGAGCCACTGGCAGGGCGACCGCACGCAGACGACAGTCTGGGAAATCCTTAACAATAACCCGTTCGGCAATCGACAGCGCGAGCAGACGTGGGGCCATGGCACGCAAAAACCGGTCGAGTGCATGCGCCGTCCGATCCTCAACAACAGCCGGCCCGGTCAGTTGGTCTATGACCCGTTTCTCGGTACCGGCACCAGCCTGATCGCGGCCGAAATGACCGGCCGCCTCTGCTGCGGTCTCGAGATCAGCCCGGCTTATGTTGATGTCATCCTGCGCCGCTGGCAAACCTTCACCGGGCGGACCGCGATCCATCAACCCTCGGGCCAATCGTTCGACGAGCGCGCCGGCGGCCAGAACCAAGATCAATCGGGCTCCGCCGATGGCTAGAAAAGCGTTTGTCGTCAATGAAGCGGTGCGCGAACAGGTGCGCCATTTGGCTGGAGTCGGCGTCCGTCAGGACGACATCGCCAAGATCATCGGCTGCGCGCCGAAGACGTTGCGCAAGCGGTGTCGTGATGACCTCGACCGCGGCGTAGCCGAGGCCAATGCGACGGTATCCGGCTATCTGTTCGCCGCCGCCAAGGGCGGCAATGTCACGGCGCAGATCTTCTGGTTGAAAACCAGGGCGCATTGGCGCGAAAGGCCGGCGCCGAACCACCCAGCTCCGGCCAGCGATACCGAAGCGAATTCACCGGTGGTCCTCTTGCTGCCCGACAATAGCCGTGACCCTGAGCTAACGCGGGAGCTGCGAGGCGCACAGGAGAAACACTTGCCGGGAAAACCACGGCGGTAACACCGTGAACTGCAGAACCTGATTGTGAGGGCGAGGCGTGCAAACCGACAACACAGTGGGTACTCTCACCCGAAGCGCGGGCATCGGCTTCGCTAACGCCGCGAAACAGACAACCTCGGCGTTCCGGGCGTGACACATGGCATTTCCATTCGCGACGACAATCGCCGCGCAGCCCGGACCACAGACCGAGTTTCTCCGGAGCGGTGCCGACATCTGCATCTACGGCGGCGCGGCGGGCGGCGGGAAGACCGCCGGACTGATCCTGGAGCCGCTGCGCCACGTCAGTCGGGTTGCCAATTTCACCGCCGTCTTCTTTCGGCGCACGATGCCGCAGATCACCAATCCCGGAGCACTGTGGGACGAGAGCTTGAATTTCTACCCGCGGCTCAGCGGTACCCCGCATCTGAGAATGCGCGAGTGGCGCTGGCCGCGCGGCGGCAAGATCAAGTTCTCACATTTGCAGTTCGAAACCACGGTTTACGACTGGCAGGGTGCGCAGATAACGTTGATCTGCTTCGACGAGTTGACGCATTTCTCAGCTCATCAATTTTTCTACATGGTGAGCCGCAACCGCTCGACCTGCGGTGTGCGGCCTTACATCCGTGCGACCTGCAACCCGGACGCCGACAGTTGGGTTGCCGACTTCCTGGCGTGGTGGATCGACCCGGAAAGTGGGCTTCCGATCCCCGAGCGGGCCGGCGTTCTGCGCTATTTCATCCGTGCCGCGGAAAAAACCGTGTGGGCCGATCGATCCGAAGAGTTGATGCCGGACCTGTTACGGGGCCAGGATCTGCCGCCGGGCATCGACCCGCCGCGTCCAATGAGCGTCACTTTTATCCCGGCGACGGTGTTCGACAACCCCGCTCTGCTACGGGTCAATCCGCAATACCTCGCCTGGCTATTGTCATTGCCGACGCTCGAGCGCGAGCGGCTGCTGGGTGGCAATTGGAAGATCCGACCCGCCGCCGGGCTCTATTTCAAGCGCGAGTGGTGTGCCGTTGTCGATCAGGCTCCGGCGGACCTCGACATCGTCCGTTATTGGGATCTCGCGGCCACCGAAAAGCACGAGTTCAACGATCCGGATTGGACGGTCGGCGTCAAGCTCGGCCGCGATCAGAACGGCGGCTATTGGCTGTTGGATATCGTGCGTATGCGGGCCAACCCCGGCGATGTCGAGCGACTGCTGCTCAACACCGCTATGCAGGACGGCAAAACGGTCCGCATCGGGTTCGGCCAGGATCCGGGACAGGCCGGCAAGAGCCAGGCGCTTCACCTGGTGCGCTCGCTGAGCGCCTTCACCGTGCGGCCGGCCGCGGAGAGTGGCGACAAGCTCACCCGGTTCGGGCCGTTCAGCTCGCAATGCCGCGCGGGTAATGTGAAGATGCAGCGCGGGGCCTGGAACGAGGAGCTGTTCCGGGTCCTCGAAGGCTTCCCCGATCTCGCCCATGACGATGAGGTCGATGCCTGCAGCGGAGCCTTGGAAATGCTCAATCCGAAAATGAACAGCTGGGGCCTCTACGAACTATATCGGCAACAAGCCGAGCAGCTGCGCGCCGAGAAAGAAGGTCGGCCGACAACCGAGCCCGCCAAAACCAATTGGGCCCCCGGCTCGATGGAATGGCAAGCTGAGCAGAACAAATCGGAGTGAACGGCGGAGCCGATCCATTAGTCGATGCATCCTCGTGTTCGACTACTGGCCAGAGTGTTTTGCATGCCTTTCATTTTCAGCACAACATTACACCTACCCCGACGCTCGTCTTCTTGCTGCGTGCAAGCCGCTCTACGCCAGCCTGTCACCTGAGCAGCAACAAATGGCTAACCAGCTGGTCGGCGCCCACCACCATTGGCACCATCGGGCCTGAATTCTGCTCCGGCGATGCGCAGAAAGGCCGCCGGTCCTCCCGGGGGCTTTTCATTCCCGCGGCACAGCCACTCGCAGCTGCCCAAGCACCTCAGGCGATATCTCGGCGAGTAACCAAACTTGTGAAGGCGGGTCACTTCCACGCGGCCTACGGCGTCCATGCCGGAACCGGCATGGTCGTTAAACCAGTGGCCTTCGGTATCTGGTTAGGTTCATCGCCGAAAGAGACCCGCTCCCGCGGGTGGGACTGGGAGTTCGAATCCGGCTTCCTCCAGCGCGGAGTCTGGAGTCTGGTGCGAACTCGCTCAGAAAGGTCTGATCTGCGAAGTCGAAGAAATCGAACCCCTCCGGTGCCGTGCAGTAGGTCTCCGGATCAATCCGGCGAGCCATGAGCAGCAAGCGCAGCCTTGTCATCAGGTCTGAGACCGGACGTGCCGCAACAATGCCGCCGCGATCACCCCTTCCACCAGGTTCCAGGGTCCTGGGTGCCTTTCGCGCCAGCCACCTCGCGGGTTTTACCAGCTGGCGGTCTCTGCCGGCGTAGCCTTTCCGGCGCTCGATGCGGCGACTGAGTACGTTCTCGCAGCGATGTCATGCTGTTCGACATCGGGTACGCCGACGGTATCGCCCCGGTGCTCGCGATACCGGAAAGGCCGGTGCCCAACGGCACATGCGCAGCGTAGCCCTGTACGTTCGGCCTCCTCTCGCCGTATCACAAGGGTTGTTCCTGCTTTTTCGCGGAATGTAAGAGGAGATGCTGATGCCTCAGAAGCTCGAGGCAAGAGTGAGCCCGAGTTTCTTCTTCGAGGTTCTCGAGAAGAGGCCGCGTCTACCGTTAATCAAAGACCTTAAACCGTTTCGAGATCCGCGAGCGCTTTCTCTTCTACTCGCGCTGGCTCAACGTTGATCACTTCGACATTGCGGGGGCACAGGCTCCGCAGTTCGTCACGAATCAATTTCGCTTCGTGCTTGTCGCCGAAAAGCTTCTGTCGCGCGTGATCAGTCGACCACCGGCTGGTGCTGCCGTCGTACCAGCCAGTGATCCCCGTATCAATCTTGGATCGAAGCGTGATGCTATAGGACATTGCGCGCTCCTCGCTGGTCGAACCTCCGGCGCATTTTACCGGGGGTCGCACGGGCGACTACTCTAAACCCGTACCTACAGCGAGGAACACCCCTCTTTTGATTGATAGTTCCGCGCGTCGGCTCAGAACACATTGTTTTCACGGGAATTAATCCCCTCCCGTTTAGCCTGCCGAGAAGAATGAAGCCGGAGCCCGCAACGGGCATCCGAGGAAGCGCGCTGCTCCGGTCTGTTGTGACAAATATCGGGCGCAGCGCGAAGCCGACAGCG